AATCTACACAATCGTCCCAAGAGAGTTCGAATTTGACCACGCTCTTGGGCACGATTGGAAGCACTATTCATTAACTGCTTAACGAAGGGAACTTTAGCGTGGTATTGATCGAACAATTCTGCTGCCTTATCTTTTGATACACCTAACTCTGCTTGAAGTTTAGCTTTACCCATTCCATAAAACAAACCTAGGTTAATTACCTTGGCTTGAGATCTTGGAATCTTTGCCATGTCCGCTACTACCTGGTGAAAGTCTGTAGAAGTATCGTTTTCATAATTATCTATTACATCGTTGACTGATGGAAATTTGTGCAAAGAAGCATAATGCACTACCAGCCTAGGTTCTTGCTGGGAATAGTCAAAACAACCCCATGTATGGCCTTCCTCCGGTATAAATATAGACCTAATCATAGGTCCAAGATCCTTATTTCTGGCTGGAAGTTGCTGTAAATTTGGATTTGAATAAGAGAATCTACCAGTCACAGTTCCGCCATAATCTGACCTTATTTGATTTATGTCTGCATGGATCCTGCCTTTATGTTCATGTTTAATTATGGTATCAATAAAAGTCGTATGGGCTTTGTTAACTTCTCTAGCTTGTGCAATCATTCTAACTACAGGATGACTATGATTAGAAATAAAATTTTTTGTAAAGGATGGTGCTTGTGATTTTGCAGTTCGTTCGTATGGTAAACCAAGTTTATCAAAAACTTTGGCAACACTTCTTGCGGCCATTAGTTGAACGTCTATTTGCGTTTCTTTTTTTATTTTGTGCAGGAGCTCTTCTTCTTGCAATGTTAACTGCTGCTTTAATTTATGAGCTCGTTGAACGTCTACTCGGACTCCAAGGAAACGCATGTCTACCAGACAAGGAAAGAGATCAGTTTCCAATTCAAAAATAGATTCAACGTCTTGATGCATTAATTCTTTTTTAAATATTTGCCACAGTTCTAATGTAAGCTCTGCATCTTTTTCTGCGTAAGATCCAACATACATTGCAGGGAGCTGCCACATGTCTGCTTTAGGATCTAGTCCTCTAGACTTTGCCTCTTCATTCAATGCAGCTTCATTTTTACCATGACCTAAATAATCCCAAGACAAACTATTTAAATCAAATCTAAATCTATTCTCATCAATCAATGATGCAGCAATCATCGTATCAACTATTTGTCCATTAATTTTAAGACCCATAGATCTAATCCAACACACATCATACATAGCATTGTGAAATATTTTTATTGCATCTGATTCACAAATATCTTTAAACCACTCTAAAGTTTTTTTACGATTCATGTTTGGCCCTGATCCGTGAGCAATTGGAAAATAAAATTTTCTACCAGGCACAGCAACAGCTATACCCACAACTTCCCCATTGCCTATGATAGACCCAGATCCTTTAGACTTTAAATCCGGATCTCTTGTTTCTAAGTCAATCGCAATCTCGTCGTATTTTCTTAGATCAGGATACTCTTCAGGTTCGTTCCATTCTGTTTGTGCTTCAAATAAAGGTACTTTCATTTGTAATCCCTTTCGATAATCATTTCTATAAAGTGAATTGCTTTAAGTAAGTCTTCTTTTTTGCCTTTGTGTGGATGCCTGCAAATATATTTTATAACACAGCCTTCCGGGAATAACATATTGTTTTCGATTACAAATTTACTGGGTTGAATTTTAAATCCTTGGTAGTGAGATCCTGCAATTTGTTTGTCATATGCACTCATAGTTGATATCCTTTTCTTTCAATTTTTGCTCTCATTAGATATAAATTTCTTTTAGCTCTCGTACAACCTACATACCATACTCTATGCTCTTCGTCACGTTTTATTATACTTTTTATTGTAGCTTCTCTTATTTTTTTAGCATTGTCTAATACTAAAATTACGTTCTCACATTCTCCACCTTTTGCTGCATGAATAGTAGATACTTTAATTCTTGCTTCATCACTTAATTTTTCTTTATTTGACAACATTAATCTAATGTAAATTTTATCTTCAGCTGGAGCATTATCAAAACATTCAAACCACTTTAAATCTTTTTTGAGTTCTCTGTTGCCCATGTATTCTTTGATGTCCTCTAATGCTGTATCAGGTATTGATTCGCCATTTAACCATTTGCTATGATTAATAATGGCCCTGTATAATTTAGTATTATAACTTTTTTGATGTTTGTTTTCATAGTATAAACCTTTTACCTTTAAGAGATCACATATTTCTTTAGATCTAGATATAGTTCGAGTTAAGATTAACCAATCCTGACTAAATAAGTCAAGATTCTCTAAGCTATTAATTTTACTACACAAACCTTCTTCGTTTCTAGGCAAATAATTTTTAGTTGCTCTTAGCCCTTCAATCCTAGCAGTAATAATTTCTGAAATATTTTGAACAGCTTTAGGTATCCTACGTGATTTAGATAATACTTTTTCTATAGCTTCTTCTTGTATGAATCTATCTACATCCGCACCTGCCCAGCCATAGATTGCTTGATCATCATCTCCTGCAAGATAAACTTTTTTAGATTTAGATTTTAATATGTCGTAAAATTTCCATTGTATTGGGGATAAGTCTTGAGCTTCATCAATAAAAACTACATCAAACTCTGGAATTTTATTAGGTTGTTGTACAATGTCATGAATCATGTCCGTAAAATCAACTAAGTTATTTACATCAGGATGTTTATAGTTGTTATAGTTTGCTTCTATATGTTTTAAAAGATCTGGATCTACATTAGTAGAATGTTCTGCTGTGCAGTATTCATCCCACACAGGTATATCCTTTTCTTTTGCTTTTAAAATAATTTGAAAATATTCATTATCACATGTTAAATAAGGAGAAGCATCGGTGTCTTTCTTTGCATTAACTCTTACACTTAGTTCTTTTCCAAGATCATTGTAATGATAATCTTGCATTACATTTTCTTCTCTAAGCCCTAAACTATGAAAAGCTAAAGAATGTAATGTTTGAAAATACTTTAATTGTTTCTTTTTATATTGTGGATTTTTTTTAAGCATTCTATCTTTTGCTTCATTAGCTGCTTTACGTGTAAATGCAAAGTAACCTATTTTACTTACGGGAGTACCTACTCTTATGTAAGCCATGGCTCGCCTAATTAATTTTTCTGTCTTCCCTGTACCTGGAGGGCCATATATCTTTGTAACTTTTGTCATTAAAGAATATCTTTTTTACTCTTCATTGATATTATTTCAACTGGGTTTTCTTCCCTTTCAAAATGAGTCATTGATATTTTAACACATCTGACTGGATTATGTGATTTCTTTTCTGATTCTTTTTTAGGATACCGTTTAAGACTCCTAAGTTCTGCAGTAAAAAAATCCATCATCATTTGTCCTGTCCTATCTATTTTAGATTTCCATTCTTTGTTTTTTAAAAAATTATAAAAAGGATCAAATACAAAATAAGCAAAACCATCATCAATCAATGTGCTACCACTTCTAAACGAAGCATCACTTACTGCTGGCACACCATGAATGTAATCATCTAAATGTTTATGAAGTATTTCTTTTGGTGATGTACCTGGAGGAGCTTTTTCTGTTTTCATCCCTTGCCATAGGTTGTCTAAAATATTTTGCATATCATCTCCCTTAATTCGTGGGGGTGGGATAGGTGTGTGCGCTCCAATTAAACGTCTTAGTTTTTCTTGGTCCATAATATAATTAATGTCTCTAGCTATTATCTGTTGAGTAGTTTCCCCTTCAACCTTATCATTATAATGTACAGTAAATCTAAACTCTGGTTCTGGAGAATAATCTATTTTAATTAATGCGGACAATGCAGGAAACTTTTTAACTTTATCAGATGCTACACCAAACTTTCTTTTTAGACATTCTGATTTAACACACATACTATTAATAGGTTCTTCCGAACAAGTATGACCAGCAGTATCTTTTTTATAAGCTTTGATTTTTTGTTTTACTTTTTCATCACCCCATATGTTATCGTAAACAATATAATTTCTTGCACCTTCTAAAAGTTTTTCTTCCCAGTTGTCCGGGTATTTCTTTTTAGCAAACACCATGTAGTTATAAATAAATCGATCTCTGTAATCATCTAATTTAGATTTAGATAATCTTTGTAAACAAACTGGACCGTCAACAAATTCATCTGCACCACCAGTTAGTTCTAGTCTCATAAGTTCTGTAGCAAATTCTTCTAGATCTTCTTTGCTTTTTGTGTTAGCCTCGACAACTTTTATAAATTGATCAAAAGTAAACTCAGTTCCATCGAGATTCACACCCACTCTTTCATTACGATTATAATAAGGTAAATTTATAAAGTTACCATTGATAGGTTTACTATCTGAACCTATCCCTAATTGAGTTTGTTTTGGAAATATTTCTGTTGAAGCTTTGAGATCAAAAGTAAATAATAATTTATCTAAAAAATTTCTTACAAAGCTAGCCTTAACTGGTTCATTAAAGAATACATATATATGGAGTCCACCACTTTTAGATTTAACTGGGACTACTGGGATATTTTTCTTGTCTATAATTTCTAAATATTTTCTAAGATCAAAGTTATCATATTCATCAGAGTCTATGTCTATCGCTCCAAACTTTGCTAATCCATCATCATCGCATGGTTGTATACCTATAGATTTTTTACCACTAAGATGGTCGAGATAGTCTGACTCTAATAATTCTTTAGCTGCCCAACCATATTTTAATTTTAATTTTCCTGTAGCAGGATCTTTAAATGCTGAATTAATATCAGCATAACCATAGTCTCTCTTAAGACCTGTAAATATATCTATAAATTTTTCTTCCATCTTTATATTTTTAAGGGTGGATCCACTCTCGCTTCACCACCCTAGTTGCAACAATTCCTCTTAAGGAATACTACATTATGTTAGCTGACCCATCGGTAGCTTTAATTGTATCTTCCTCACCATGTTTAACCTGGACATCTCCTTTAGAGATGCTTTCAGAAAAACTTCTGGCTTGTTGATACAATGCAGCGTTTTCGATTGGACCTGATTTGCTAACTTCCCAACCAAACCATGTGCCTTTGTCGTTAGACTGTTGTACGGTCTTTAGTTGATAAAGATGGCTGAAAGATGCCGGCGTGAACAATCCGTCCTTACCTTGCATCTTAATACTTTGCATCATGCTATTCCATTTCCTACTAATTTTTAATTGAGTAGATTTCATAGCAATCAACGCAGTAGTTGGTGAAGAACTATTAACTAAAACAAAATGTTGCGCAGTCTTTTCAATATAATTACCATTAGGTAATCTATCTTTAAAATCTCCACCTCTAGTTGTTTTAGTCATGATGTCACTTGATGAAGGATAGATGTTGACCGGAGCACCTGATCCATCTTTTCCTCTATCTTTCCACTCAACGTATTCGAGTTTGTAGTAACATGGAATCACTTGGACTCCTTTTTCACCATTGAAGAGTTCACCTGTTACTGAATTGTATATCATTCCAGGTTCTGCACCTTCTACATACTTGCCGTCTCTCTTGTTTACTTCAGGAGATAACTGACCAAGTATTTTAAGAAAGGGTAATGCAAGATCATCTTGTGTTACCGTTCCAGTTTGTATTGCTGCATCAGCTTCAAACACTACGTTTGTAGCCAGTGCACCATTCTTCTTTATTGTCGGTTCTTTGTTCATGTTTCTATTTCCTTGTTATTTTGGTTCTGTTTCCTGCGAACACGTTAAATAGATCCGTGGGCATGTCGAGACCCTTTTCGGTACGCTCACGGACCAGAGCTTTAAGTGTCATTGGTTCAACCTTTAACTTTTGGGTCGGTTGATACCCTTGACCTTGTGCAAGGTCAGCAAAAGTTGCTGCCTTGTTATCTTCGTTACGACCAAAGGAAACAGTGATCATATTTTTAATTACGTCACCTAAGCCATTATTACGAAGCCAGTTAAATGCTTCTTCCTCTCTTGCTTTAGGAATAGAAGCACCATAGATAGGTTTGACTTCTACGCCAGCCCCATCCTCTAAACTAAATTTTGATATATTCATTTCTGTCATCATGGTAGGTATAACCTCTCCTGATAAAACGTCTATATCATTTTTAATTTTTTTTAATTCTTCTTCTCTTGTTTTAAATTTATCTTCCATGTCTCTTAATTTAAGGACTTGAGCAGATAGTTCTTTGATGTCATTCGTTTGCATGTTAGCCAACGAATCCACTTTATCTTCTTCTAAATTAATAGAAGATTGTGGCATTTTTATTGTTTGTTTTATACTCATTGCTTTTTACCTTTCGTAGTAGTTAATGATGCTGTTAATATAATGTCATAATATCCTATGTCAAGCTTAATCTTCAATCTTTCCTTGTTCATATATGTTAATTTCTATTGGGTAATACATTTTTTCTTGTCTGTCCCATTTTAATAAATTAAATTTACCATTGGTTTTTTCTGCCACAATTGAACACGCAACCCCTATGATAGCTGGATCGCCTGTAAGTAGTAAATAATCTTTTTCTGTATATTTATCTAAAAGTTTTCTTAATTTAAATATCAATGGTCCTGGGGATAAAATAATTTGTGAATGTTCAGGAAGTAATACTTTTAATTTACCGTATTTTTGTGCACCCATAATATTAAACTTAGGGCTGCCTATTTTTGTACCGGGTAATTCTTGAATAACATAAACAAAAGGCTCGTTACTTCGAGTTGGTATTGTATTTAATATTGTTAGTGCCATATAACTTTCCTATTGACTTGTTATACTGGTTTTGATATGCCTGTCAATAGAAAGAAGAATTACTATGAACTATAAATTTAAAACAAAGCCATATGAGCATCAATTAAAAGCTCTTAAGAAGTCTCATAATAAAGAATTATTTGCATACTTTATGGAGATGGGTACAGGTAAATCTAAAGTGTTAATAGATAATGTATCTATGTTATATGATAAAGGTAAAATAAATGGATTTTTATTAGTAGCACCTAAAGGTGTTTATAAAAATTGGTTTGATTCGGAAATACCTACACACATGGTTGACCATGTAGATAAAAAAATGGTGTTGTGGCAAGCTAACATTACTAAATCACAACAACAAAAATTAGATACTTTATTTGAACCAGGAGAAGATTTACATATTTTAATTATGAATGTGGATGCATTTAGTACAAGTAAAGGTGTAGAGTTTGCAGCTAAATTTTTACGTTGCCATAGAACTATGATGGCCA